CCTAGAGCTGTTCCCTAAAGGTAAATTACCTAGCGGTAAATCTGCTAGAGTAAATCGTAGAGATATTGAGAAGGCATTCAAATGGTTTTTTCAGAACTATGAATACAGTTGGGAGACAATTCTAAAAGCTACAGCTTATTATGTAGATAGCTTTGAGAAACAGAAGTTTATGTACATGAGAAATTCACAATACTTTATCGGTAAAACCAACCCAGACAAGACAAAAGATTCAGATCTTGCTAGTTATTGTGAGATAATTTTAAATGGTGGTTACGAAGAAGAAACCACACTATCCGAAAAAGTAGTATGAATTATAGAAAGTTAGGTGCAGTAGTAATGATGTTGTGCATCATGCTGCTGTTACATGTTATTGTTTGGAGGTTTAGTACTGATATACTAGGTATTCAAATCAGCTTCTGGCAGATAATTTTTATCAATATTTTTTTGGAACTATTGAGTAAAGGTTATAGCTTTATATCCCGGAAAGTCCTAGAATCATTCTAAGTTACTAGTCCGGTAACAATCTCATTTTCAGTATAATGGTAGAAAAAAATCATGCTTGGAAAGGGCAGAAAGATGGTTTTGTCCAGGCACTAGAGTACATGAAAGGAAGAAAGGAAGGTAAGATACGTAGTATCAAAACTCCCTGGCCTAAATTTAATGATGCATCTACCGATGGTATAGAGTGGAATACTCTAACTGTTATTGCAGGTAGGTCTGGTGCTGGTAAGACTTTAGTAAAAGACAATATTGTAAATAACGCATTTGTACTGAATAAAGGTGAAGAATTTAGGATATTAGAATTTCAGTTCGAGATGCTTTCCAGAGTAACAGCATTACGTGAATTCTCTAGTGTGGTCAATAGATCATACAAGGATTTATGTAGTGCTAATGGTCAGCTAGATGATGAAACTCTTATAAAATGCTATGACTATGCAAAGATTAGAGTAAAGTATCCTATTGACGTAGTAGAAAATCCCATGACTGTTAAGGAGATTGAAGAAGTAATCGTTGATTACATGGAAAGTCACATTAATACAGAGGGAGAAGTTCCAAGATACGTCAATACGATTATTACTCTTGACCATTCGTACCTGCTTAAGGTAAACAATGGACAGAATAAGCAGGATATGCTTTATGAATTTGCAGAAACTCTTACAAAACTTAAGAGGAGATATCCTATTGCGTTTATTATTTTAAGTCAGCTTAATAGAAACATTGATAATCCAGAGAGAAATGAAGATGGTAGGGCTGGTAACTATATCTTATCCTCAGATCTTATGGGTGCCGATGCTTTGCTTCAGCATGCTGACGTTGTTGTTGGTCTAGTATGACTGTGGTAGAAATACCGACACCACCGAAACAAGAAAAACGTTTAAATACAAAATAATGATTAAGACTCAAGAAAAGAAGAACCTGGTTGATAAGAAAGCTAGGATGCAAAATCTTGTAGATTATCACCAGAAAACTTTTGAGGCACTTGGTATAGATGATCCTTTGTTTGTACCTACAATGGCTTATAAACCGTATACAAAGAATGAATTACATGTTAGTTTATTTCCAAGTCAGCTAAAGAAGGGACAAGATATCTACACAGAGTTTGTAAATAAGGAATTTGAACCTGAGACTGAGGAAAGAACCTTGTATAAGTGGAAACATAACAAGTATTGGGAAGAAGAATATGATTCTGTTGAACTAGAAAACAGCAGTGATCGCAGATATCTAGTACCCGTAAGTGAACTAGAAGTTATAGTTGCTCCAGTTAAAAAGGAAACTGCTGATTCTCAGATAATTATGTTTGATACATTTGATGAGATCATGGATCCAGATGAGGACTGTCCTCTAGATAGAATTACTCTTAGAGATTTAGCAGCAATCATGTTGCAAAAACCTGTAAGTAGGAAGAAGTGGCTAAATCAAATAATTAAATCGTAATGGAAATAGTACTGCCAACAAAAAAACAGAAGCCTGAAACTACAAGTCCAGAGAATCTTGTAATCTTTAGTAAGCCTAAGGTAGGTAAGACTACCTTGTTTGCTGACCTACCTGATTGTTTGATCCTAGATTTGGAGTCTGGTTCCAAATATGTTGAGGCTTTAAAGATTGGTGCATCTAATGTAGATGAGATTAAGGCAATCGGTAAAGCAATTAAGGATGCAGGTTATCCCTATAAGTACGTAGCCGTAGATACAATTACTGCTTTAGAAGAAATTTGTGTCCCATTTGCTGAGGAACTTTATTCTCAATCTCCCATGGGAAAGTCCTGGTTTTCAGAGGGTAAGGTTAAATATGGTAGCATACTTAACATGCCTAATGGTGCCGGCTATCCTTGGCTTCGTGAGGCTTTTTCAACTATTATTGCCTATATTAAGAAATGGGCACCAAGAGTTATTCTTGCTGGTCACGTAAAGGATGTGTTGCTGGAAAAGAATGGAGCTGAATTCACATCAATGGATTTAGATCTAACAGGTAAACTTAAGAGAATTATCATGCAGCACTCTGATGCAATAGGTTATTTATATAGACGAGGAGATACTAACATTCTTAGTTTTAAAACTAAAGATGATGTATCTTGTGGTGCTAGACCTATTCATTTAAAGAATAAAGAATTTGAAATTTCAAAAATTAACGAGGACGGTAGCGTAACAGTTGACTGGTCTCAAATCTTCATCGACTAAATTTAAAACCATGATTAGTACAAAGAACATTAAAGAAAACGGTTCATCATCATCAGTAGCAAAGACATTGTCCCCAGGAAATGCCTCTGTAAAAATTTATAATATCCGACTTGAAGCAACACCTTATAATAAGGAAGCTTACAATATCATTCTAGATGTTGAAGGTCCTGCATTAGGTGATGACTTTGAGGGATTTTATGTTGACAAAGACAATCCAGACTTGGGTCGTCATCAGGGTCAGGTAGGCCGTGTTAAGCTTACTGAGTATCCATTTGCTGATGCAACAACTCCAAAAGGAAATGTAATTGTTCGTGATGAAGAGATTCTTAAAGCAATCAAGAACCTGTGTAAAGAGACTAAGTCACTAGCCTGGTTGGAATCACAAGATGAGAAGCATGATACTGTTGACTCATTGGTTAATCAATTTAATTATGATAAACCATTTGCCAATAAGTTCCTGCGTGTATGTATTGCCGGTAAGGAATATCAGAATAAGGCTGGCTATACTAACCACGATTTGTATTTTCCTAAATGGTCTAAGGATGGTATTGCATACGAAAGTGCTGAGGTTGATGAAGTAAAAAGCAAAGTAGTTAAGTTCAATCCTGAGGTCCACATTAAGAAAGGTAAGACCGTAGAGGTTAAAACATTTGGAGAAAGTACAACAAAGAAGTCTCTGGCTGATGACTTTGAGTTGTAATGTTTAAAGGTTAAACTATGAAGGGGGCAGAATTAACTGTCCCCTTTAATTTTTTATAGCATGCTTAGTACAAGATCAATAGTAGTATCAATAGATGAGGTTCCATCTACTTGGATATATGAATATTATTGTAAGCTAACCGAAAAGCTTACAGGTCAGAGTGTTAAGATGAAATCTTTGTTCAATCATAAAGACACTAACCCTAGTTTCTTTATCTATTACAGAGATGGTAAATACAAATGGAAAGATTTTTCTACCGGTTATGGTGGTAGTGATGTAAATCTAGTATCTGAATTATATCATCTAGAATATCCTGAAACCGTTCAGCTGATAATGAAAGACTATTCGGTATTCCTAGAGAAGAATAAAAACGGATATACTCTCAGCCCCATAGTTGAGGAAAATAAGTATGAGCTGTCAACAGTAGTAACAAGATCTTGGAATAATCTAGATGCAAGTTACTGGCTACAGTATAACATAGGCTCCGAAACATTAGAAAAATTTAATGTAAGGCCTATTGAATATTATGCTTTTACTTGCACTGACAAACCGGGTTTTGATGTGCGTAGTAATTATATGTATGGTTATTATAATTCAAATAACCAGATATGTAAAATCTACAGACCTAAAAGTCAAGACTATAAATTCATAAAGGTCAGAGATTATTTGCAAGGCACAGATCAGCTAGAGTTTAAGAAACCATATCTAGTAATATGCAGTTCTTTAAAGGATGCTATGTGCATAGATTCTATGGGGTATCCTGTAGAAGTCGTTGCACCAGACAGTGAGAACAGTATAATCCGTAAAGAAATAATAGATTTATATAAAATAAAATATAAAGCTATTTGTACTTTACTTGATAACGATAAGGTTGGTATAGAAGCAATGGCAAAATACAATGCGCTATATCAGATTCCGGGTATACATCTGAAGTTAGAAAAGGATTTATCTGATTCAGTTAAAGTACATGGTGTTGAAACTGTGGATAGAATTCTTAGGCCGATTCTTAAAAATATTTTACTAAGATGAGTTGGTTATATAATGGTACCGTGTTTACTGAAGACATGATACCTGAAAATGCCGTTGGTTTTATCTATATTATGGGAGCCATAATTGACGGTAAATCAGTAAGTTACGTCGGCAAGAAAAACTTTTATGCAGAAGTAAAAACAAAGCTTAGTAAGAAGGCAATGCCTACAGACAAACGTAAAAAGACGTACAAACGTGTACGGAAATGTACGTATCAAAATTATTTTAGTAGCAATGAGATACTAAAACAAGCTCATAAAGATGGTGTACATATCAAAAGAGAAATCATAAAGATATGTTATACTAAGTCTGAGCTATCATACCAAGAAGTAAAGTACCAATTTATGTTTGGAGTACTTGAATCTGAATCTTGGTTAAACGGAAATATTCTCGGTAAATTTTACAAACAAAACAAATGACTGAAGCAGAAATCATGGCAGCTATGCTGTCTATATACGAGCAAGGAATAGAAATGGTAGAAGTAGACTTCTCTGGATCAGGAGATAGTGGTGATATAGATGAATGGAGATATCTTGATGCTGATAATGATGAAATTGATATCGATGATAAGTCAGAGGCAATAATAAAAATGATTGGAGAAGAAATTATTAATCATAATTATGGCTATGACTGGTATAATAATGAAGGTGGTCGTGGTACATTGTATATGAATCTTAAGAAAAAGACTTGGAACATAGAAGGTGTTCAGTATGTAGAAGAACCTAATAGTGAAGAAGGAGACCTTGTAAATATCTTAAGTAAGCTAAACGTAAATTCCTGATGGCACATCCCCATGAACATGCAAAAAGTTCTGTCAAAAAATGGGGTGGTAAACTAGAAGATTACACAGACATTCATAACTGGTTTGATGAGACTAAGGGCTGGTATGGTCATAGTATGCATCGTCTATTCCGTCATCACAGTGAGGGAATATTTGAATGTGAAAGAATCTTTGGTGCTTCCTTCATCAATTCTGATGGTAAGAAAGTTTACACCCGTTATGTTGGAGAACAACATGTAAAAGAAGATTGCAATGGTTATATACCAAGTGCAAGAGAATGGATATTATTTATGAATAATCCACAAAAGTGGATGCTTAAAACACTGGATATCAATGACTAATCAATTAGAATTAACGTCAGAGATTTGTGATAATATGCTTAAAATGATGCAGTCAAGTGACAAGGATAACTTGACAGTTGCTGCAGAAACAATTAGACATATAGATGTAACTGAAAATCTACCTTATCTATTAATCTTATTTAAAGAATCAAGTGCAGAAATTCGTACTGCTGTATTTACAGAAACTATGATGGAGGATAAGTTAAAATTGATATGCAAGCATATAGATTTTGATGCTCCAGTTACCTATAACGCCATATACAACGAGATAAAACATCACAATGTTTTGCAGGAAGCTTTAGAGTATTTTCTAAATAAGTTTTCTATTTCCATAAAAAGAAACATGATGGAGTGGGGATTCAGTTTCCTGAGTGATTTTAATCTAAAACTAATACCTATTAAGAATGAATCATCAAGATTCACTAGCAAAGACCAGTAAAGAACTAATGCTGAAAGAACCATTCTATGGTTTATTTCTAATTAGTTTGAATAAGATATGGTCTGATAGAGTACCTACTGCAGGTGTCTCTAAGAATAATATAAATTATCAGCTCGTGGTTAATCCTGACTTTTGGGGGTCTCTTTCTGATCCCCATAAGTTGGGACTATTAAAGCATGAGCTGTTGCATATTGCATTCTTTCACATTTGTTCTGAGAATCTTGGCTATGACAAGAAGCTTTCTAACATTGCAATGGACCTAGAGATTAATCAATACATTGATGGTATTAACTTACCAGATGGTGGATGCACAATCAAAACGGATCCATTTGTACAATTAAATCTTCCTGAAAAAGCTGGCTGGCATATCTATTATGACCTTATCAAGGATGAACTTGATAATAATCCTGATAGCGAATCTAGTCAAAGAATTCAGCAAATGATTGATGATCAAGGTTCTGGAGAATCCCATACAAAAATGGGAGACTTAATACCTAATCACGAATCATGGGGTGAATTTGAAAATCTCAGTGATGCAGAAAAGAAACTAATTGAAAAGCAAACAGAACATATCTTATCTGAGATCCAAGACCAAATAGAGAAATCTAGAGGTGTTATACCTGGAGAACTTAAGAATATTCTAGGAAGACTTAATATAAAAGAACCATCGAAATTTGATTGGAAGGGATATCTAAGAAGATTTGCCGGTGGTTCTCAAAAAGTCTTTACTAAAAAGCTAAGACGTAAGTTCAATAAAAGGTTTGAGGAAAATCCAGGTCTTAAGATTAAACAGAAACGACATGTACTTGTAGCTATTGATACTAGTGGTTCTGTTTCAGAAAAAGAATTAAAGGAATTCTTTCATGAGATAGATCATATCAATCGTACAGGTAGTGATATCACAGTAATTCAATGTGATACGTCTATCAGTTATATTGGAGACTATAAAAAAGGACAAGAACTAGTTATTCACGGCAGAGGCGGTACTAGTTTTGATCCTGTTCTAGAGTATTATAATGCAAACGTTGGAAAATATACATGCCTTATCTATCTTACTGATGGTGAGTGTGATACAGACATAAATGTAAAAGGTAAAATGCTTTGGGTTATATCAACCAGAGGTAGCATAAATAAATCATTAAAAGGACCACAAATTAAATTGAATTAAGATGGCACAAGTAAATTTAAATACTTCAGAACTTAAGGGTTTTATTAATCATATTGTATCTAATAATAGATATCTTCAGCAGAATGGAAAGATTCCAGTAGCTGTTGCTGTAGAGGGTGAAGCAGGTATCGGTAAGACAAGTACTATTCTAGAAATAGGTAAAGAACTAGGTCTGCATGTTGTAAAGTTAAATCTTGCACAGATAGAAGAGATCGGTGACTTGACCGGTTTTCCAATGAAGGAATTTGAGATTAAGAAAGATGATGTAACTAAATGGGTTCCTGAGAATACTTTGCCTTTGTATATCCAGAACAAGTATATTCCAACAGGTGAAAAGAGAATGACTCATGCTGCACCAGAATGGATTCAAGGCAAAGGTGAGGGTGGTATTCTTATCTTAGATGACTATACTCGTGCTGATTCTAGATTCCTACAGGCTTGTATGGATTTGATTGACCGTCAAGAATATATTTCATGGAAGCTTCCAAAAGACTGGCACATTATCTTGACTACGAATCCTGACAATGGTGATTACAATGTAACATCTATTGACGTTGCACAAAAGACTCGTTTCATTACAGCTAATCTTAAGTTTGATATTGATTGCTGGGCTAAATGGGCAGAGTCTGCAAACCTAGATACTCGTTGTATCAATTTCTTACTGCTAAATCCAGAGTTGGTAAACAAAGAAACCAATGCTCGTAGTATTACTACATTCTTTAACTCTATTAGCAGCTTTGATTCTTTTGAGAAAAATCTTCCAATGATTCAGTTTATTGCAGAAGGTTCTGTAGGAGATACATTCGGTACAATGTTTACCATGTTCATCAACAATAGACTTGACAAGATGATTTCTCCTAATCAGATTCTCCTGAATCAAAATTGGGATACTGTAAAGTCTGAGTTGTATGAAACAATCGGTACAGGTCCTGGATATCGTGCTGACATTGCAAGTGTTCTAGCTACTCGCCTCATTAATTATACTGTTAACTATAGTAATACAGAGGCAATAACAGATAAGATTCTAGAGCGCGTAAAG